CAGAACGGCATCGAGGTCATCGACGTGATTGAGACGTATGCGAAGGAGGACTTCCGCCTCGCCAACGTCATCAAGTACGTGTGTCGCTCGGGGTACAAGGGCAACCAGGTTCAGGACTTGCGGAAAGCCCAGTGGTACCTCGAACGTGTGCTTGCCGAGCTTGACCCGGTAGTGGACGACACCGAGAACAACGCATGGCTGCGTGGCTACAACGAGGGCTACGAGGACGGCGAGGCCGACTACAAGACGCCGGCCAAGTGCCTCGACGAGTTCAAGTCCCTCAACTGGGAGTTCCCCGAGACGGGCCGCATTGTCGAGGAGCCCATCGGCTCGAACGACTACCGCCAGGACACCCCCGAGGAGTGCCTTCCCGTGGACGAGTGGCGGAACAAGAGTGGCTACTCGCCGCGCGAGGTGGACGTGTTCTTCCAGGGCTACGAGTGCAAGGAGCAGGAGCTAGCCGAGGAGGAGTGCCGCACCGAGGATGGTCGGTGTAGCTACACCGGGAAGCCCGTCGAGTGCGAGGAGGCATGTCCCCTTCCCGCCCTGGACGCAGAGTACCACCCCGCCGCGCACCACCACGAGTTCTTGGCCACCCTTCCCGCCGACCGCATCGCCGGGGACGACGACGCCGCCAAGCGTATCAAGGATGCGTACTACGGCTTCGACCGGCACAGCATCAAGGGATACTGTGCCAACTGCGACAAGGAGATAGGCGCCACGCAGCCCCACATCGTGGACGCACAGGACTTCAACGACGGCATCATCTTCTGCACGGCCGGGTGCCTGGTCAACCTCAAGGAATGGCAAGGCCGATGAAGCAGCGACTCGTCACCACCCCGGCCCGCTTCGACATGTTCGTCCGCGACCTTGAGAAGGCAGGCGTCGTGGGCCTGGACACCGAGGCCGTAGGCCCCGCCCGGCGCTACTCGAAGGCGCACCCCAACCCGTTCCTGAACATGGGCTACACGGCCATCCAGGGCATGTCCATCGCCATGCCCAACGAGAACGTCTACTACTTCCCGCTGCGTCACCGTGGCCCCAATGCCAAGTGGGCATGGGCGGAGGAAGCGCTCGACCGCATCGCAGATACCAAGACCCTGTGCTGGGCCCACAACGTGAAGTTCGACTACGGCCTCCTCTACAAAGAGGGGTTCGAGTCGGTGCAGAACATCGGATGGGCGGACTCCATGCTCGCCGCCTGGTTGCGCTTCTCTAAGAGCAGCGGCATCGGCCTCAAGGTGTTGGCTGAGAAGCTCCTCGAACGGGAGTCCCCGGCGTGGGAAGGCAGCCTCATCGACAAGACCGCCGAGCAGGTCAAGGACTACGTGTGCCACGACGCACTCAACACGCTGGAGGTGGGCCGCTACCTCTTCGAGCGTCTCACGAACAAGCAACAGTCCGCCCTCTTCGAGGTGGAGACGCCCTTCGCACAACAGCTCGCGCACATGGAGCTGGACGGCATCGCCCTCGACTACGAGAAGCTCTCCGAGACGATGGGCACGCTCGCCGTCGAGCACCTCGGCACCGCCACCGCCAAGTGGGACAAGGTCATGGGCGCGGTAGAGTGGAGCAGCCCCAAGCAGCTCCAAGAGCTGTTCACCGAGGGCTCGCTTGTCGAGTACGGGAAGACTAAGACCGGCGAGTTCAAGACTGGCCGCGACGTGATGGAATACAACCAGCGTGAGGGTACCCCGGAGCAGGGTGACCTCGCAACTCTCATCCTTGAGTTGCGTGCTGCAAGCAAAGTGAAAGGAACGTACCTTGACGGTTTCAGTGAAGAGTTACGACAATGGCCAGACAGAAGGCTTCACCCTGAGCTGCTCCAAATGGGGACTCGAACTGGACGCCTCAGTTCGTCGAATCCCAATATCCAAAACCAACTCAGTAAAGGGGAGTACGCGCCGCTTCTCAAGCAATGTTACGTGGCGGACCCGGGGTGGAAGTTTATATCGGCAGACTACGCACAGATTGAACTACGCCTGTTCGCTGAGTTGGCCGGTGGAAGCCTACTTAGTGCCTTTATCGACGGGGCTGACCTACATCAGAGAACGGCGGACGCTCTAAGCATCACGCGCGACCAGGGCAAGACGTTCAACTTTGGGTTCCTAATCTACGGTGGTGGCCCACGCAAGGCAGCACGCGAGTTCGGTTGGGACGAGGAGACTGCGAAGGAGCGGCTCGCCTCGGTTGCCGCCGTGTACCCCGAGGCCGCAGCGTTCCGTACCAAGGTCATCGACATCGTGTCGCAGCGCGACCCGGTACCCTACGTGCAGACGAAGACCGGGCGACGACGGTTCGTCCCCGAGCTGCAACCCCTCGCGTGGTCACGCCGTGACCCTGACGCCTTCCACAAGAAGGCCAAGCTCCTCGCCGGGAAGTACGGCATCGAGCTATCCAACCAGCGACGAATCAATGGTGCCATCCGCAACAGCGGGGAGCGCATCGCAGTGAACACCATCATCCAGGGCAGCGCCGCCGACCTCGCTAAGATTGCGATGGTAGACTTCGCCGCCCAGGTACCACGCCAGGAGGCGCGTCTCGTCTCCATGGTACACGACGAGATACTCGCGACGGCACTCGACAAGCAAGCACCGCACTACGCCGACATCCTCCAGGAGTGCATGGAGGCCGCAGGCCCAAAGCTCGGGTACAAGGTACCCATCCTAGCCGAGCCACAAATCGGAAAGACCTGGTACGATGTCCACTAGAATAGGAAGCCGAGAGTTCTACAAGCTGCAACGTAAGTGGTACAAGCGACTGGAGCGTGACGGCTTCTTTGACATCGAGGCGGGCATCGACTCGCCGCCCATCCTCAAGCAACACGGCGGCGGGGACAACACCATCATGGGGCTCAACGCAGTGCAAGCGCGCAGCGGACGACCGATGAAGGCGCTGGACTCTTTCTCGCAGGGGAGCGAGTGGGAGCAGCTCATCTGCGACACCGACTTGAACGTGGACGCACGTCGCTCACCCTCGGGGACGTACACGCACTACGCGCAACTCATCGCCTCGCAGGAGTACGAGCTGTGCCGGCTCGGCAGTGACCGCCGCGCCTCACGCACCCGACTGGCCTGGGCACTGCACTCGCAAGGCACCTCGGAGCGCGCAATCGCTGACATCTGCGAAACTACTCGTCACGAAATCCGGTGTCATATCGAGCAGTTAGACGCCATGGTGCATTTAGCTATTGACCTTGCCGACGCGGCATGACAGTCTATCTATATACGGAAGGCACAACATGACGACGAAAACAAACGACCCCATCTGGCAGCAGGAGCGCACGCGCTTGGAGCGATGCTTCAACGCGGCGGGCACAATGTTCCGCAACGCTGTTGCAACCGACAACGTTCGTGTTGCCGACCGCGCCTCGACCGACCTGCTCCAGACGATTGACGAGATGCTGACGCACGTTGGCCTTCCCGTCCTTACTGGCACCGAGGACTGTCCCGACTGCGGCCAGCTCTACCCCGACGCGCTCGACATCCTCACTGAGGGTGAAGGCGAAGACGACATCACCGAGGACGAGCAGAACTACCTCGACGGGCAAGGTGAACTGTAATGGGAGCCCGCAACGCACAAGGGCTAGCAGCCTGGCGGCGTAAGGCCGGCGCCCACTCAGAAGCACGTCGCCCCGACGTGTTCGACAACATCAACGGTTACAGCGAGGATGATATGACTGAACTACAAGACCGCAAGCGAGACTTCGACGTGGGTGACCGCGTGCTTTGTGTCAGTGACTCCCCCTACTGTGGGTGTGAGGGCCTGGTGGTGAAGCGCGACAAGAACATCGACGACGACGACGTGTGGACCGTGGACTTCGAGGGCGCAGGACAGAACTGCCACCTCACCCACGAGATTGAAAGGGTCTACTAATGCACAACCTCATCCTCCTCTACCCTGGCCTGGGCGACACCGTGCGTGTCGTGGACGGCGGGAAGTTCCACTTCGAGGAGGGTCGCATCATCTCTTACAGCAACGGCCAGTACGGCGTTGTCTTCGAGTGGGACACCACGGCGACACACTACTACGAACCCATGCACCTGGAGAAAATCTGATGGAACGAATCACAAAGACCGAGGCTTTTGCCACCGCCTGTTACGTCGCGAGCATCGTGTTCGCCATCATCCTCGCCGCCAGCTTTAGCGGGTGCGGAGGGTGCGACGACAACGCGTTCGGAGGCTCGTGCATCGGCATCGGTGACGAGCCCGTCGAGGAGGCCCCCACCTGCGAGGTCACCGACGAGTGCGTAGGCGAAGTCGTCCTGGACCTGTGCCCGCCTGTAGTGGAGGCTGAGGCGTGCCCACCGCCGCGTGTCGAGGTCATCATCGTGTACGCTGACCCGGACACCGACGAGTGCGACCTGACCGTCCCCGTGGGACACCGACCCATCGAGTGCCGAGGGAAGGACCACGCCAAATGAGCAACCCCAAAATCAAGCAGAAGCTAGTGCGCCTGGAGGGGTACTACCAGCACAACGAGCTACCCGTGCGACTCTCGTGGGACTTCTCGGGCAAGGTCGATGAGGGCCTCGTGATGCTCGGCTTCGAGGGCGACAACGACTCCACGGTGCGCCTCAGCAAGGCCGACGCCATCAAGCTCGCCACCTTCATGCTCGACGAGCTGAACGGCAAGGAACCCCCACCCCCACTCACGAAGGGCGTCTGATGAAGGGCATGATTATGTTCCTGGTTGCGATGATGGGTTGTGGGAGCCCCGTCGCCCCTTTATGCCAAGCGCCGGACGTTGCCTCCACCTCGCAATACATTGTGAATGGTACCCCGTCAGTGGACCGGCGCAGCACGGCCTACGTGCAGGGTGCAGGAGTGTGCTCGGGGACAGCGGTAGGTCCGCACACGGTGCTGAGTGCAGCTCACTGTGCAGGCATGACTGATGTCCTCATCGAGGGCGTGGCGTGGTACGACGTGGTCGAGGAG